CCGCCGGCTGAAACCAGGGCACGTGCGGCAGTAGCTGCTACCGCTGTACTCTGCATTGTCATAGTGAGTGCTAATGCCTTTTTGGTTGGGACATCATCCATTGCTTTAGCAACGCCCTTAATTGCTCTCGTTAGTGCGTTTATTTCGCCTATCGATGTGCTAGCTAGGCTTTCGGTGAAAGTAGCAATTGCCTCGAGATCTCTGGTGGCTATCCATGCGAGAGCCAGTCCGACCGCGATCAGACCAGCAGCAAACAAGCCTAGGGCGCCGGCTGTTATTGGAAGGTAGTAGGCCGCTATAGCGAGAACCCCGAAGAAGACGGCTAGCCCAGCCATCTTCGGGAAGGATATTGAATCGAATATCTTGGCTATACCGTCGCCTGCCAAGCCCAACGCCGCCGCAAAAAGGGCAGCACTGCCAAGAATGAGTGCGATACCAGCGCCGGCATATAGCAATGCTGTACCAAACGCCATCATTCCACCAGTTGCCGGGACGGTTGACGCAGCGAGGGCTGCCTGTGCAGTGGCAAGAGCCGTTTTCTCGACAGTAAGGGCAGCTTCGGCTGCTATCAAGCCTGTAGCAGCGGTTATCTGTGCCGCGGTCAGCGCGGTTTGGCCTGACATCTGAGCCATTATTGCTGTGTTTTGAGCGATTAGTGCTGTGTTTTGGCCCATCTCTATGGCAGTCTGCGCCGCAATTGCGGTTTTTTTAGCTAGTTGGATGCCTCGCGCCACGTTCAGCCCAATCATGATTAGCTTGAAGGCTGCATATGCTTTTATAGCAGATTGTACTATGTGTCCATTTTGAAGGAAATATTTGGTGATTTTACTAAGAGTCTCAGCGAATCCGACCAAGCCTTCGGCGTTGTCTTGAATAATTGCTTTAAACGCCTCCATGACACTCATGGATGCTTGGGCTCTCTCTTGCATCTCAACGTAATCTTCAGCGGTTCGATTAGAAGAGTCTCCCAGCATATCCATATTTCCGGACATCATCAGCGCCAAATCGCCAACATCGCTCAACCCCAAAGAGTCTGCATAGAACTTCCTTTGATAATATGACATATCATCGAAGGAGAGACCTGCGTTCTCTAATGACTCTCTGATCATCTCAAAACGTTCGGCAGGATCGGTGGCCATCATCATGTCCATGGCATTTACAAAGTTTCCACCTAATGCAGCATTAAGCTTGCCTGTCATCTCTGCTGCATCTTCAAACGTGTCAAATTTATTCGTGAGAGCCAACACTTTTTCCATCTCAAAGCCAGTAAGCTTGGCGATGCGCGCTACATCCTTAAATGCTCTTACTCCTTGATCCCCAAATTTGGCAAACTGGCCGGCCATGGCGCCGAATTGGGCAGAAAGTTGCCCAGGGGCCACCCCGAGAGCTTTAGCTGTCGATAGCAATTCTCTTGAGACGCGTTCTGCGCCGGCGGCGCTCTCGCCAAAGAACTTCATCGACGCTTGGGCTCCGCGAGCAAAGTCATCAAAAGCAACGCCCTGTTCTCCAGCGAGCGCGGCGGTCGAACTAAGTAGGTTCTGTTGTGCCCGGGCCATCATTGTAAAATCAGTCGTGATCTGCACTAGAGAAGAGTGGGCTGCGGTAACATTTTCTATTGAAACCCCATACTCGTTCATATTCTTATATTGTTGAATAAGCATGGCGTTGTATTTTTCGCTAAATTGGAATTGGCGCTGGAAGGCTTTAGTTGCCTGATCTACTCCAAAAATCATGTCTTTGGCGCCGGTGAGCATTTTACCAAAGAAACCGTCGGCCTGTTTCATGCCAAAACTTAAAGCTTTGTGAACCCCCAGCAGTCCGGCTTTACCGTCCGCTATGGCTACGCCCCATTCTCTAGTGGATTTTGTTAGTTTATCTGATAAGCCAATTCCTTTGTCTAATTGTTCGTTTATTGAAGAGCGAATCGACTCTAGTTCTTTAGTTTTGTCAATATACTGCTGAATTAGATTCAGCTTGTCTGTGAGGGCTTTAACTTCTTCTTCGTCATACTTTCCGCCCTGTTCCATCGCCGCAAGCAACGCATCGCGGTGATCGGCCGTTTTTTTGCGTATAAGTTCAAGCAACTGGACTTGCACGTCTGCCTGTTGGGCTCTCATTTCCTCAATATCTTTAATTTGATCTAGAGCTTTCTTATATTGTGCGAGCTTGGCGATTTGTTCATCAAGCTTCTTTCCCGAAGGTACACTCGACTCTGCCCCTATGGCACTCTTAAGCGCCTTTTTTTGCGCATCGGTCATTTCGCCAAAGGCGGTGATTATTTCTTCGGGTGTCAGTGCCATTTTATTAATTTTCAAGGCTTATCAATTAAAACAAGCCAAGTCCTTATATAAAATAAATAGTAGAGTAAAAAAAAGACAAAGCAATTGCTTTGTCTTATTTCTTGTTTGAACTCGGTGGACCCATGGGATTATTATAAGGAGTAAGGGTTTGTGAACCATTTCCTCCTCTCGAGGCACTCTCTATCGCTTCGTTTTCAGTCTGAAGTTGTTTTATCAGGCGATCGACGAACCACTTACGCAACCCAACAGGTAAATTATAGGCTTCACTGAATGACCAACCTCCTGAATATTTCAAAAAGAAGAATTGCTCATATACATTTTTCATGTAATCAGCGGTCAGGCCAAAAAAAGTCCGCGGTGAGCGGCACCTCCATATCTTGTTCACAATCACATTCATTACAACTAAAGTGCTGTGTCATATCGATATCTGGCGTCGAAAGCCTATATGCTAGCCGCAGGTGACGCGAATCCATTGAGGGCATGTTTTGTACAAGCTCTGTGATCATACCAGCGTCTTCTTCTCCGTTGACTGCGGTTATCATTTGGCGCAACTGTGTGGTGATTGTATTCTCGGACCGATTTCGTTTGCGAGCCGTTTCGATTTGCGACAAGAAACTTTTCTCATCCGCGCCACTTAGAAGCCTAAAAGTGACCTGGACCCCCAATCGAGGGAGTACGGTGTCAAAGGTGCCGTCACCATTAGAAGTAGCACCTATTGTAGCGGCATTCTCTGTCTTTTTTGTCTGAAGCTCGTGTAAGTAGAAGGTGTGTTCGACGGCCGTGTTACACTGGGGACAGTTTACTTTTGTTGCATATTCACTTCCATATCCGGAAATGCGAGCAGCTATTAAGACGGCATTTCTATCACCAACTAACAAAGAATTGGGATTGATGCGTTTGTCTACAACAATACTAGCTAGTAAGCGTTCGAGAGCAAGCCCCTTCTTGAGTAGTGCTCTGGAAGTAAGCATATCTTCCTCTTTAGCTGTCATATGCTTAATTTCAATGGTCTCCTGGTTATACAAAGGATGACCTTCTGGGTAATAGACCCCTTTCGACGGGAGTTCCACGAATTCTGTGGGAACTACAAACGAAAAGGATTCTGCTTGCTGGTGCGCAAGCTGGTCTGGAGGCGAGGAGTTTTGCGGGGATCCGCCTCCGAGCCTATCTTGATTTCTTGACAAATAACACCTCTCTTTTGGTTATTAAACGTTGAATACTTCTTTTTGTTGGGAGGCCACTGCTGCGATTGAGCCTTCTCCAGTAACCTCAAGGCGCGCCCAGTCATATTTAAGAGTGACACTAAGCTCCGTCAAAGCATCTTCTCCATATGTAAGGTCGCCAAACTTAAGCTCTGTGATAAACGCATTCCACAGAGTCCATTTTTCTAATTCGTTACCATCGGCGTCGACTTGAGTAACAATCACGCTACCAAGAGCATTTGCTGCTCCGGATTTCGACATTGAAGTCAAGTCATTGGCGTTAGCGGGTGGAGAATATCCTGCCGCCTCTACAATGGACGCTAGCGTGCCGGCCATATCTGGCTTGGTGGGATCTACCAGCGTAATCGAAACATCGTTCCAAGTAACAGATCCGGGGTAGTAGAAAGTATGGTTAAGATACTTGTGTTCAGCCGCACTAATTGCGAAAGAGGGCTTTGTAGCCGTCTTTGCGTACCACGCGATGGTAGTGCCTCCGTTCTTGGAAGAATCTAGACCGGTAAATTCGACCTTAAACCTAAATGCTCTTTTGGGTTCCAATAGTGAACCCTCGGCGAAATTGTTGGACCAGAATGCCATACTGTGTTACTCCTTATAATTGTAAATAGTGCTGTTATCTTTTTTAGTCTTCAAAAGATGCACCCGAAGATGCGATCACGAAATCAATCGCGATATACTCGATTGCGCGAGCGGGTTTAATCATAATCTTGGCATACATGATGTTCTGATCAATAAGGTCAGGAGTCGTGGTTGACTCATCAAGAATCAACTTGTAGTCTGTGATACCATATTGGACCTTAACATTTGCCAAGAAGGGTTCGATAAGTGATTTGAAGCGGTTCCATGTAGATTGGACGT